ATATTCTGCCATCCTCCGCCCGCTCGATGGTGCGGATCATGGCTCATGGAGGTTCCAGCGCAGCACCGCCGCCCGGACGGTGAACGGGTACGGCGCCGAGTGGACGATGGAAAATTGCAGGTCATCCATGTAGCCAGGCGCGAGCGTAAGCGCCTGCCAACCATTTTTCAGGGTCACCGGAGTGTCCATGAGATCGGAGGTGTTGGCGTAGAGGATGTCCACCGTCTCACCGTCGTAGGAAACCCCGCCGCCAAATGACTGGTAGACGTTGAGCAAGATTTCATTCGCCCGCTTCCGCCGGCCTTGGGTGCCGCCACCATCCAGGGACATATCTTGCGGTGGCACCCTGAGTTCCGAGAGGATTGGGAAACTCCCGCCAGTCAGTCCGGCGGCGTCCACATAGTTGCCCACCGTGCCTGACTCTTGGGTGGCTTGCCATCCTTGCGGGAATCGCTCGAGGTGGCTGTTTGCCCCGCGGTCGATGATGAAAAAGACTTCGTCGTCCCCGGTGTCTGATGGGAAAACCACCACATCCCGGAACAACCCGCTCGCGGTGCTATGCATGGCCCACGCGCTGATTTGCTGCGAGCGGACATAGTTGAAGGAAAGCAGGTTCCCCGCCCGCGTGACGGCCCACAAGCATGGTTGCCGGGTCTGCTGGTAAGCGAGCCCGGTAATCCCCTGCGCGGTGAGGTGCTCGGAGAGCATAGATAAATCATTTGCCGCAAAAGTGTCTCCGCCGTTCTCGTTGGCACCGAGTTCGTAGAGGCGTCCGCCCTGGCGGCCGAGGAAGAACAGCCCATCGTTCACCGGTAGCGGTTGGTGCGGACATGATCCCGTCGGGGTGTACTCGCGGAACTGCACGTTGGTCGGCGTGATCGGTGCGTCGAGGCGCTCAGACCCCTCCACCCACTCGCTCATGCTGGTGCCCAGGAACAGGCGTCTCGTGCTCGCGAGCCAACGGATCGGCGTGTGGTTACTCGCCGCCAGGGTTCGGAAGATTCCAGTATCGTCCTCGGTACCAGTCTCAAAGTCAAAAAAATCGTTGATGCGGCTGGCCCAGATCGAGACAGGATTCAGCACGGTGGCCGCAAACCACAGCCGGAACCCGTGCAAGGTCAGGGTGCGAGGAAACCCGCGCTCGAGATCGAAGCCGCCCTCGGCCCACTCGAAGGTCGAGCCAGAAAGCAGTGAGGTCTTGGCGATGCCGGTCATCCGAGTCGTCCCCACATAGGTGTCCATCAGGGCGAAGCCGGTGACGTTGTTGCGCTCAGGCACCAAGATAGCCCGTGGGTTGCTGCTGCCATTCGCACCATGGAAATACTGAAGGCGCAGCAAAGTGGGCACGTCCTCGATGCCGGCGTCCGCCACGTTCCGGTCAGCGGAACTCTGCCATGAGCGTATCACCTGCCACGAGGCCCCGCCGTTGACGCTGCGCTGGAGTTGGTAAGTTCCGGTCCAAGTGCCAAAGGTGTAAAAATTCCACGGCCCCTCCACCACGATTTGCGCGGAGTACTGGCCGTTGCTCCCAGCCACCGCCGCGATCTCGATTTGGAAGTCCGAGTCGTCCCGTTGAGGGGAAATTTTAAAATACTTGCCAGGGCAAGTCGGAGAGGTCGCCCAAGCGGACGTCCACCCGTTGGAAAGTAATGTCCACGGTGCCCCGCTCATGCCCGGTGCGTTGTAAGCATCTGGGTAATGCGTCGTGGTCGCGACGTAAACCAGACCGCCGTAGGAAATACGGGTGCCCACGACGTAAGGCGTCGCCAGAACCGCCGCCACCGGCGCTGAGTAACCTGCGTATTTGAGCTCCCAGTAAGATCCCCACCCCGGAGTGACTCCGGGTTGATAAATATCATCGGGAACGCCCGTAACCGCGTGGTTTGCGATGCACCGGTAGATAGACCCACCAGAGAAAACCACGGTTCCAACAGCCCATCCGCCGGAAGAATCAGAATTATCATATGCGTAAACGCGAACCCAAGTCACTCCCGCAGGCAGTGGTAACTCCCAATAAAGTGCCGTGTGTAAATCAAGACTGTTGTAGTAGGTGTTATCCATCGTATGCGGGGCCACACACAGATAAAAAGTTGGCTCGGTCAGCAACGGTGCAGTGCCATCGAAATCCAGCGCCGTCCTCCCCGCCGTGTAGCTTCGGTAGTCGGTTTTCCAAGGCAGCTCAAACCCATCGCTCCCCAGCAACGTGATCGCTTGCCCAGCGGTGTAGAACATCCGCATCCAGTGGTTTTTCCAAGTCCCACCCCCGCCGGGGAACGTGTTACCGCTCGCCTGGTGGGAGCTGATGCACAGCCACTCACAATTCGTGAATGCCTTTTGTCCTGGCGAGTAGAATTGCCCATTCACCCATCCGGCTGCCACCGGGTTGGACGCCACGGTGTACGTCTTGGCCATGTCCAAGTTCTGATCCATGGTCGGCGCCCGCTCGAACGGGATGAATCCCAGCGTCCACGAGGTATCAGAAACCGAGACAAGTTGCAGCGGGTGGAGGCGTGGGTGGGTGAAAAATGCCACGTCGTTCACCTGCACCATTTGCAAGCCGCGGATAGAATCCTCATTGTTCGGATCGCTCGGGAACGTGTAGCCGGTGATGAATGCCAGAGACGCCGCCACCGTACCGTTCTCGCGGTAAATTTTTAAAAATCCTTGGGTGAAATGCAGGATGTAGTTGATCCCGTCGCTAGAGGTGAACCCGAACGCCTTCGAGTTCGCGCCGGCCACCACGGTTTGCGACAGCCACACCGTGCCCGGTCGCTTCGCCACCGCACCGAATGGCAGCGGGAGGAAATTCCGCATCTTCTGCGCGGCCCCTGGCAGCTTGGCAAAGTCGGTGCGGTAGAGCAGGTACTCGGAGATTTCCCCCGAGTTAAATGATAGAAACGTCTGGTGGAGTGGCATGGCTTAGGAAATGTCGGCGTAAGGTAGCGGCATACGGTTCACCCGGCGGAGGCGCATCAGCGTGCTCTGCCCGATCAGATCCACCAACCCGAACCCCTCGCCGCTGTTCGCCTCGCGGGCGTCCGCGGTCTGGGCCGCAGGTAGTGCCAGAGACTCGAGCTCAGAGTTGCATTCCTGAGCCTTGGCAGGGTTTTGGGATATGTCCTCGCAGATCTTGGCGGCCAGCTTGAGCACGAGCGCCTCGACGAATAGAGAATCCCATTGGGAAATCGGCACCGCATTGGAAACATACTCCAGCCTCAGCGCGGTGAAGTCCGCGGTGAGCAGCAAGCGCCCGTGGCGGATGAAGTCGGTGAGGTTTCTGGCGTCCACCGTCGCACCGATCACGCGCACACAGTCCACCGGCAGTTGCCAGGCGGCCTCGTACTTGGGCGAGGCAGAATCTGGCAGCTTGTTCAGTGCCTGGTCATTCTTCGCAAAGTCCCACTGGTGGCGCCGCAGCAGCCCGTCCCGCGCGAGTTCGTAGTGCAGCCGGCACGCGGTGGCCTCGGTGGTGGTGTCGCTCTCATAGGATGCCAGACGCCGAGCGCCGATCCTGCTAAGTGCGAGGTTACAAATCTGGGTGACGGTGGTTATCATTTTTCTTTAAAAAGTAAAAGGGCCGGACCTGAAGAGACTACCTTCAGACCCGGCCCCAGTTCTGCCATGAACAAACAGAGGCTCAGGACTCAGCCCTTGATGCGGTACGCAACGAGGAAGTTGAGAACCACCCCAGCGGTTGGAGTAACAAGCGTCGCCACCGTGGCAATCACCCGGCTGGTAGCAGTCGGGAGATGCGGCGTGGTGATGCCTGCGGCCACCGCGGTGGTGGAAGCAAATCCAATGCTGCCACCCGCTGCGATGTTGATCCCAACCGCATAGCGGTCAGCATCAACAGCGTCGCCGATGTCGAGCGTGAAGACTCCACCCGCAGGATCAGCACACGTTACCGAGCTGAGTTGTGGGATGATGACACAGCCGGGCGGTAGGTCGAACAAGTCAATGGTATCAGTCGCAGCCAGAACGGGGCTGGTAGGCACCATGTAGGATATGTGCTGCACCAACGGGAGTTTGCCCGTGAGGTTTGCACTTTCGGCCGCCAAGGAAGAAGTCAGTTGCTCCTGGCGGGTGATGTAAGACGATTTGTATTTAGCCATAATTTTGGTTCTTTCGTTTTATTTATTGGTTAGGATTAGGCTTATACTGTCGTGGCGATTTTCACCACCATCTTGTCCTCTTTACGGACGCATCCGAATGCGTATTCGGAAAAGAATTGGGTGGCGTACTTCAGATCCGGGCGTTCGCTCACTTTCGTGACTTTCTCTTTCCAAATGTCGAGCATGGCGGCCTCAGAGGTCCACACGCCGGCGAATTGGATCGTGGCGTCATTGGCATCAAACAAGAGCTGCGTCGAGCGCACCCAGTTGATTCCAAGGAACGAGCTGATCGCGCCATTCGCATCGAGCACCGGCGGCATGAAGTCGCGGGAGAAGAGGCGGTTGGCAGCGGAGCCGTTCGCGGCGTTCGAAGCGTTAGCGAGGAACAATAGGCTTTCTTCCATGTCTGGGGTCATGCAGCCCCATAACGAAACACCACGAGCCATGGCGTCGTCGCCGTAACTTTCGTTGTTGCGAAGAATGTTCTTGGCACGAAGGATCTTGTCCACGGTGAGCTTACTCGCAGCGGCGGTGCCACCAGGAGCAACAAAGGTATTCGCGACAATGTTGGCGAGCGGAATCTCAGCAGGCAACACTCCGTCTTTACCGACGTAGTTGGTGCCGAATAGGCCTTGCAAGAACGTCTTGTCCAAGCGGCGGGAATACGTGGCTTGGTGAGAGTTGATGTGGCGGCCGCCGTCCATGATGGTCGGAGCAAGCAGGATCTCGTCGAACGGGACGTCCACGGTGGCAAGGTCAAACTTGCGCGGGCGGTTCCAGCGTTTGAAGGTATCGATTTCTTGCAGGCGGGTGCGTTGAAGGCGCTCACCCGTCGTTTCCTCATCGTCGATGGGAAGGTCGTAGTTGTGCGTCTTGGCTTCACCGGTGCAACCGGTCGTGACAGTCGCGCACTTACGGAAACGCGACTCGGTTTGTTGGACGGCAGTGAGGAAACTCTTGCCGAACATGGTAGTGAAATGGTCTGGAATAGCCATAATAGTGTGTTTTCTATTGGATTAAGGAATCTCTGAAGGGTTCCGGTTCCGATAGGCCGCACACGCGGGTCATCGCCTACGCGTTATCGCCCGCGTGGCGGTGGCTTCTTCCATTGGGTTTCCTTGCGGAAATAGTCCATGGCTGGGCCACGGACGAAACATGAGGGAATCCCAAATATTTCGCGATTGAACAGACGGCAAACCCTGCCACCCCGAATGGTTGCTACCATTTTGCAAGCACCCTTCAATGGGTGGTTGAAGGGTGATTGAAGCACCCTTCAATGGGTGGTTGAAGGGTGCTTGAAGCACCCTTGCCACCTTGGGCACGAAAAAGCCGGAAGGTTCCCACTTGGGCCAGTCAAGGCACTCGCTTTTGACTGTTTCCTTCCGGCTCGCTTTCCCTCTCAAGAAACTTTATTCAGCAGGCGGGCGACCTCTTGGTACGCGGCGAGACGTTCATCGTGATCGCCATCCTTCCATTTCTGGCCCCACACCGGGTCAGATCCATCCATGATGCTGTCCGCCACTTGGCGCGGACTGCGTAGGTCGCCCATGCCGGCGGGGGTGCGGATGCCATCCTCACGGGTGAGCTTGGAGACTTCCAGCATCATCTTGCCAAAGGCAGGGTTAGAAACCATGTTCGCAAATGACGGGTCATCCGGATTGATCCCGGCTTGGGATGCCAAGGTTGTCGCCAGGTGACGCACCGTGGACTTGTTCGCCTCGAAGTCTCCGCGCCATGCGGCCACGAGATCGTCCTGTGCCGCCTTCTGCACCTTGGCGGCCTCGTCGGCAAACGCTTGGGCCGCCTCCGCCTGGATGGTTTGGTACTCGGCCACCATCGCCCGTACCGCGGGGGCACTGGCATGGTTTTTCTGAGCGATGGCGGTGATCCGATCCAGCACCTCGCGGTCCAGATCGCTCGCGCCTTCCGGCAGAGTCACGCCGTATCCTGTGGGCGAGCCCTCGGTGGGCACCTGGGCCAGCGCTTGGTAGCGGGAGACTTCCTCCGGCGTAGAGGCTTCCCCAGGGTAAGCGGGGCCAGTCTTGCGGAAATGCAGGTAACTCTTGGCGAGCCCTTTCACATCCTTGAAATCTTTCAGCGCGTCGGCATGAGGGGAGAACTCATCCCCGAGCCCGCTAGTCCAGCCCTCGGAGAAACTCCCGTCTGGATTGAAATGCACCGGTGGGGTGATCGTAGCCGCCGCAGCGCCGCCGCCATCCCCACCGCCATCGCCGCCATCGAGGTCGGCTTCATTGTGTAGTCTTTGGAATCGTTGTTTCATGTTTTTAATAGTAAATCGGGAGCGAGTTGAGTCTCGCAATAGCCACCGCGGTGAGTTTATCACCGTGCAGTTTGATCATGTGTTGAGCTCGTGATTGGTAGGTTTCCAAGAACCGGGTGTCGTCGTATAGGACACTCGACCAGTTGAGGAAATCCGCCCCGCCCTCACCCTGCACCGGGCACTTGGCGGGTGGGCACTCACTTAACGGCAGCCACAATCTTGGAGGTTCCCCAGATGGATTTTCATAAATTGTTATTCCATTGGGATCAAAGGGATCATTGTCATCACTTGACGGCACCTGGGCCGGAATCGGCGCTGGCATCTTCCGCGGTGGCGAGGTTGGCGATGATTTCGTCGACGATGCTTTGTCTACCGACTCGGACGTGGGTGGCGTAGGGGTCGATGACACCCCCGGCGGTTGGTAGGTAGGCAGGCTTCCCGTGTCCGGCAAGGTGCTTGAGGGATTCGAGAACTCGCTTTCCGGCATCGGATCCAAACGTGGCTCGGTAGTCGGAGAGGATGGATTGTTGTGCTCGGGTGATGGAGTCACGGTTCTGGCTTTCTTGCTTGGCATGGTCTTTGGTCGTCATGGTCTTTGGTCGTCATGGAAAAATCACGCGGCTTCCTCTGGCGGTTGCAGCTCGGAGAGATCCGAGAGGCCTTGGGCGCCGCCGAGTGAATTCACCGCGCCGGCCGCTTGCTGGGCCATGGCCGCTTGGGCCTGCATCGCACGTCCCTCTTGGATGGCTTGGATGCCCTCCGCTGGTAGGATGAAATTCTCGGGCAATCCTTTGTAGCGGAAGAATGCCGGGCCGATGGTGCCCCAGTTGACGAAATCAAACACGCTCGGGTTAAACTGCGCCCCGATGGACATGACATTCATCGCGTCCGCGAAGTTGGCGAGTTGGCTCTGCTCGAGCGCCAGCGCCATGGGAGACGTGAATTCAACGCCGGGATCTTCCAGGTAGAGTCCCAGCTCGCCCCGCACGAGAAGCTCGTCCGGTGGTCGCTCAATGAGCCCTTGCCGCAGGCCGATGGAAAAACTCCGGCGGATGATCGGGGAAAGGAACTCGCGGGTGAGCCCGGCAAGGATCGGGTGGAACAATTCGCGGGACTCAGAAACCAGCGCACGCACCTGCTCGGCGGTGGCATCGCTTCCCAGCTGGGAAATCCCATTGAACAGCGGCACATAGAACGCGTCCTCGATGGCCTTG